AAACGCTTCGACCAGTTGGCGGGGTTCCGCAACTACGTCAAGCGCGGAAAGCTCGGCCCGCTGACCGTCCTGGGGTGGCGCGAAGCGTTCCAGAAATTCATGAACACCCCCACCAATTAAGGAGCGCAGATCATGGCGACCAGCATCTTTTTCAACGGAAGGCTGATCAGCGTTCCGGGCAGCTATTCCCAGCTTGATGCTTCTGGGCTGGAGTCGGTGGGCCTGGGCGCTTCTGGCATCGTTGCCGTACTCGGCACGGCTGAGGGCGGTAAGCCAGCCTCGGCCATGACTGAGCCCAAGGACTTTCTACGGCTGACCAAGCCGGAGAAGGGCAAGCAGCTGTTTCGTTCGGGTAACCTGCGCGAGGTGTCCGATATGCTGTTTGCCCCCTCGAAAGATCCCGACATCCTGGCTGGCGCCCAGGAAGTAGTGGCGATGAAGGTGAACCCCGCCATCCAGTCGGCCGCTGCACTGGGCAACAGCTACGGGAGCGCGCTCGTGCTCACGTCAGTCGACTACGGCGCCTTCACCAGCCAGATCAACGTCGCCATCGACGATGGCACGGTGCAGGGCAAGCTCATCACCATCACCTTCGAGGATCAGGTGGAGGCCGGCGATGACGTGGGCGGAGACACGTTCTTCAAGCTCAAGTATGTCAAGCCGACCAACGGTTGGGACGCGATGACCGCTGAAGTGGAGTCGAGCGGAGCGATCGTGGCCAAGGCCACCCGCGCCCAACTCGGTCTCGACGGGGACATCACCAGCCAGCTCGATGTCAATGGTCTGGTCGACGTGGTCTCCTCCAGCGCCTCGGACGTTGGACTCTCGCTCATCGTCTATGGCTTGGATGCTTCCGCGGCAGCGGTGAGCGAGAGCCTCACGCTCAACGGCACCACGCTGGTGGCGGGCACGCAGACTTTCTCAAAAGTGCTTGGGGCTCGCGTTACCGGCACCCTCGTGGGTACGGGAACCATGACCAAGCACACCGGGGGCACGACGCTGTTGACCATCGCCGCCGGTGCCAACCCGGTCAAGGGCCTGGCCAAGTTCGCTGCTGGCTACGTGGGCAACTTGCCAGTGACTTCGGTCTCCAGCGGAGCGAGCACCAAGCGGCTGCTGCTCGTTGGGCTCGCGGCTTCGGGGGCGGTACAGCTGGAGAAGATCACCCTGACCGGGACCACCGGGGTGGCCGGAACGGCGAATTTCTCCGAGCTGCAGTACCTGGCCATGGGCGAGGTGGAAGCAGCCCAGACCATCACTTTCTCGGCCAACGCCGGGCGCACCTCGGTGACGGTGCAATCGACGCTCCAGAAATGCGCCGACTACTACAACAGCCGCTACGCCTCCAGCGCTGGATTCGTCTTCACGATGGTGACGTCGAAGACCACTTTCTCCCCCCAGAATTTGGATGTGACCACCGGAGCCCAGGGTCCGCAGAGTTGCCTTTCCCCGGCCGATCCCCCCTTCTACGCCAATCTCTGGACGTGCATCGACTGGATCAACTCCAACTCGCAGTACATCACTGCGGCGAAGGCTTCGGGGGCCAAGGGCGGGTTACCGTCGAACACCACCACCGCGACCTTCCTTGCTGGTGGCAGTGAAGGCACCACAAGCTTCTCGCACTGGCAGGCAGCGCTGAACCTGTTGAAGAAGGTGCGGGTCAATTCGGTCGTAGTGTTGACCGGAGATCCGGCGGTCCATGCCGCGGTTGACGCGCACTGCGCGTACATGTGTGGCATCGGCCGGAGCGAGCGGGATGGCTTCGTTGGGTTGCTCAACACCGCGCTCGACGACGTCCCGACCAAGGACGAGGCCAAGGAGCAGGCGGTGGACCTGAACACTCGCCACATCCGCGCCTTCCCCCAGTCCATCGAGCGGTACAACACCGCGGGAGAGCGGGCAGAGTTCCTGCCGTTCTTCACGGCAGCGATTGCCGCGGGCATGCAGGCTGGGGCGCCTCCGGGGACTTCGCTCACCTTCAAGTACGCCAACGTGCTCGCGTTGCGGCAGGACACCGATTGGAACCCGGTCGATGACGCCGAGGAGATGATCCAGGGCGGACTCTGTTTTCTGGAAAACGTCGAGGGCGTAGGCCGACGCTTCGTCCGCAACGTGACCACCCACCTCAGTTCGAACAACCTGGCCTACATCGAAGGCTCGGTCAACGCGGCGGTGAACTTTGCAGCGTTCTCCTTCCGTACAAACATGGAGATGGCTGTGGGGAAACGCGGTTTCGCCGGTACCATCAACGCGGCCAAGGGAGTCGCTCTCGGCACGCTGGGGTTGCTGGTCGACTCTATCGTGCTGGTGGCCTGGAAGAGCTTGGGCATCGAAATGGCTGCAGATGTGCTCGATGTCGAGGTGGAGATGGCTCCGATCATCCCGGTCAACTTCGTCAAAAATACGATCCATCTGGTGACGATCCGCCAGACGGCATAAGGAGTGATCCATGGCTGCCAAGGGAAATCTTTTCACTGGCGCGCGGGCGCGATTCTCGATCGGAGGCGCCAAGGTGGGCTACGCGCGAAACGTAGCCATCACCGAGGAGATCGAGTACCAGCCCGTCGAAGTGCTCGACAACATCGAGGTGGAAGAGCACGTGCCAGTGGCCTACCGGGTACGGTTTTCCGCCTCAAAATTCCGGATTGTCGGCGAGACGCTCAAGACGCAGGGCTGGTTTCCGGCCACCGGCAAGAGCACCGATGACCACCTGACCAACATACTCGACACCGGCGTTCTTGAGGCCCAGATCGAGGACACCAGAACGGGCAAGATCATCACCTACCTCGACCAGGTGAAGGTCGCCAGCCATAACTGGACGGTGGACGCCCGCGGGATTGTCGGGGAAGACATCGAATTCGTCGCCATCCGCACCAAGGACGAGAGCGAACTGACCTGATAGGATGCTCAGGCAATTAGCTTGAGCGGGAACAGGGCCCCGGATGTATCCCCCCCGCACCCGGGGGCCCTTTCTTTTTGAGATATTGCTCTCCTCCACGGCATCTCGTATTCTCGACCCAGACCCAATAAGGAGAGCGAGCAATGTCTGGATTGACTGACAAGATCGGGATTACCTCAGAGGCCTTCGAGCGATTGACCAGGCCGGAACACCTTCAACCCCTGATTCCAGAAGAAATCGACGATCTGAAGAAAGCCATCAGCAGTAAAATCGAGGGGATAGCCGATGGCGTTCCAGAAAACGAAGCGGAGGGTCCTCGTTCTCAGCGCGAGCACACTTTCGATTTTCGCTGGAAGAGCGGGCGCGGCAAGGTCTGGGCGGGGAAGTTCACCAACCGGGTGCTGAACATCCGCGACCGGCAACTGATGGGCATCATGCGTTCGAACCTGGCTGCAGGGATCTCGCCGTCGAATCTGGACGCGCTCACCGCCGAGATCAATCTGATGGTATCGCATCTCTCCTTCAGCCTGGTGTCGCGACCCAAGTGGGCTGAGGATTTGCTCGCCCTCGACGACGTGCGCTTGCTGCAAGAGATCTACATGGAGGTGGTCTCGCACGAATCGACCTTTCTCGGATATGCGAAGGGTTCGTCGGCGAGCGGAACGGGAGGTTGAGTCCGGGCTTGCTTCGCTCAAGCGCTGGTGGAGCAGCAAGTACAAACTGCCCCCCAACCACACGTTGTTTCTGGAGCAGAGCGTGGCCGAGTTGAATCAGGAGATGATCGAGGATCTGCTGGTACGAAAGCGCGATCTCATCGCTGCACTGGGAGATGAGGACCAGCCGATCAAGGAGCAGCAGGAACTGAGCCGGCAATTGCGCGGGGTGTTGACCGCGCTCGGTGATCCAGTGGAAACCGGAGACGAGCTAGTCGATCAGTGGGAGCGGGATCTGGAAGAAGGGCGCGTGCCCGACTTGGAGGCCTAAGCGATGGCAGGTGATATCCGCACCGGAGTAGTTATTACCGCCGAAGCCCAGGGCTTCGATGAAGCACTCCAGAAAATCCTCAAGGTCAGCGAGTCAGCGCTCAAAGGAATGAAGGATCAGGCAAAGAGCTACGATGAAGCTCAGTCGAAAATCGTCGGGCTCGATGGGCAAATCGTTAAGCTAGCCAAGACCCAAGCTACGCTTTTCACGGCGATGGCCGGGATCAAAGACAAATCCTCAGTCGCCTACAAGGCGCTTTCCGAGAGCCTGAAGCAGACCCAAGGCCAATCAGAGGATCTGGAAGGCGCGGTCAAAAATCTGGAAAAGGCCTACTCTGCGGAAGCTCGTGCAGCCAGGGAGCTGAATCGCGCAGAGGAGCAGCTCGCCAAGACCGAGGAGAAGCGTAAGCAATCCACGAGCCAGGCCCAGGAGCGCGAGGACCAGAAGCGCCACCAGGCAGAGCAACAGGCTAAGTGGGCCTTTACCCAGGGATTCGCCCAGACCGCTGCCCCCGGAGTAGCCCCGCTGTTCTTGCAGCGTGGCCCAGGGTTCCTGCGCCAGGCGGCCGGGCAGGCAACCGGAGCGGTAGCGCGCGGGGCGCTTCAGCGTACGGCGGCTTTCGGCGGTGCCGTTGCCCAAGCTCCCTTCCAGGGCGCCCAAGGCCTAGCCCAGATGGCCAGCGCGCTGCCTGGGGGCGGGATCCTCGGCGGGATGATGGGGACCGCCGTAGGTTACGCCGGCCGGGCGATGGAGTGGCGCCGACAACAGCTCGAAGCGATGCCTTACGTTGGCGGTGGGCTGGAGATGGCCGGGGCGCGGGGGGCCGCGGGGGCTCGATACCAGTCAGAAGTCGCTCGATCCCGTGTGCAGAACGCATCGATCTACTCGGATGCAGAATTCCAGAAAATGATTCCGGGAATGCGCCAGCGCTTTAACGCCAAGAACCCGGAAGCTGCTGAACGCGCCTTCCGCGCTAGCCCTGATGGCGGGGGGTACGCGACTCGTATCCCCCGCGGGTACGAAAAATATGCCTGGGCCCAGAAAGCTAGACAGTTCATCGACGAAAAAGAGTTCACTCAATTTTCTAGCCAGCAGCAAAGTAACTGGCAGGGGATGCGTGCGGCTGACAATATTTCGTCCGAGAAGCAAGCTAGCATAGCCCGACAAAGGACTATCGCTGGCGCGCGTCGGCGCATGAATGATCCGGTTTATGCCGCTCAGCGCGAGGGCGTGCAGTTCGGCATGGCCAAGGACCAATCCCTCCAGGCGATGACCGAAATCCTCCGTAGTGGTGGGGGCTCAGGGCGCGAGATGATGAATCAGGGGATGCTCAAGACTGGCTTTGCGGCAAAGACGCTTTTCGGGATCGGGGGCGATACCTCTGGCGCCTTTCTCCAGGCCGGGCGTCGGGGCGGCATCTCCGGTGGCCCGGGGCAGGCTGACCAGATGATGACCCGGGCGATCAATGACGGGCTCAAGCTCGGGCTGGAAGGTAGCGAGATGGTCGATTACATGCAGTCGATGGCCGAAGGGATCAAGCAGTGGGAGACGACCGGCATCCCTATCGCCCCCGACGCCATCAAGGAGATGGCCACCACCTTCTCTCAGGCGGGAATTTCTGGAACTCGCGCGGCCAAGATAGCCAGCGGAGCCGCCAGCTACATGCAGGGCATCGGCGCCCGGGGCCCGCAAGGCGGACTCGATATGATGCTGCTCAACAAGATGGGCGGCTACACGGGAACAGGCGGGGCGGCTGAGTACGAGAAAGC